CAGTGCCTGTACATTCAGTATAAAGGAGATCCGGGAAGAAGGCAAGCACATCAGACAAAAGGAGCTTAGGAAGGAGGTGAGGGAGTGAGAAAAGAAGAAAGGCTTTTCCATTTACAGAAACATTTCTCAGAAAAAATAATGGGAATGTTTGCCCAGGGGGTTCCTGAAGAATTAAAGGAAGCAAGCTATGCTTTTAAGGCTAAAACTGGGATATCGTATAAGGAAGCAGAAAAGATTCTTGAATATACGATATCCCAGCTTCAAGACAAGCCCCTGAAATTCAATCCATAGAATAAGAGACGTTGTAATTTTCGCCATCTAATTTTGCATCAAAGATTTCGAGGGCATCCAAAGCCTTTAACAAATCTGCGGATGCATTGGATGGAAGGGCTTGCCCGCAATTAGGGCAGCATATTTCAGAAGGATGCATTGAACCATTTTTTATTTCGAAAGTAGCATTGCAGGTACAGGTGATTTTTATTATCACGTTATTATCTCCTTTCCTTTGTACTCAGCCTGGCGGGGCCTGTGAGTACAGTATAAGGCGAGGGAATGAAAAAGGCAAGAACATTGATGCGGGATAGAGAGGAGGTGTGGGAGTGGGGTCAGAGAAAATGGAAAAAGAGATAAGGACGTACATGGAGCGCAAAAACCAAATGGCACAGGACATTGTTGGCTTTCTCAGGGAGAAAGAGCCAGGGATTACTTTTGAAAGGGCGGAAAAGATCCTTTTGGATACGGTCGATGTATTGCGAAACGTATCCAAAAGGAGGGAAATTTAGCAGAGTGTGCTTAGGTCAATTTCCTTATCTTCTTCAGAGATGTGAAAGCAATGCAAAATGGTAAGATTTGAGGAATGACCGGATTTCCTTGCTTGTATGATCCAAGTTATATCCAATGCCGTTTTGCTCTTTAACAAGCTTTGCTTGTGCGTAAGCAACGGCTAAGTCATGGATGGATTTTTCATCCATAAGATGATCCCTCCTTTCCTTTGTACTCGGCTGCTGCAACAGCCTGTGAGTACAGTATAAGGCAGGGGCGGGGGATGGGCAAGCAAATTATCGGGCAAGGGAGGTTAAGCCAATTATGACGGGCTACAAGTTTTATATAACGAAGTCAAGGGAAGCAGCAGACCTGATCTGCAATGGGCTGCGGGCCACAACGGATAAAGAGGGACAGGGTGTGTCCATCGGTTCAGGGCCCGTAAAAGGGGACTGCCGCATCCCGGAAGTGTACCACGATTACGGATTGTTTTATGCGTCCGTCGAGTACCGGGCTTTGGACAGGACAAAGTATGAGATTGTCTTCTGCTGATAACGGCAGGAGGAAGGTTCAGGAGGTAACAGGATGCCAAAGCTGAAGCCAAGCGAGAAGGAGGAGCGCGACCGGATCACCCGGTCGGTGATCCGTGGGAACCAGGAGCGGTACGGGGTAAAGGATGACCAGATCGCCAAGACCCTCGGGCTGCATCCTTATACATACAGGGACAAGCTGAACGAGCCGGAAAGGATCCGGCTGGATGAACTGCAGGCATTGTCCCGGCTGCTCAAGTTCACGCCCATCCAGGCGGCAAGCCTGGTGCTGGGGCGGGACCTGACGGCCAGGGAGATCAAGGATTTCATCCTGATGTAAATTTTAATGTAAGGAGGCGGAGGGGATCCATGGAAGGGATTAAATACACCCCAATCGGCAAAACCCGCTTAACGCCCAGGCAGCAGATGGGGCGGTACATACGCCAGCTTGAGCGGGCGGTGGCCGTGCTGGGGGCCATGTGCATTGGGATGGCTGCGGCCATCGGCGCGGTGCTGATGATGTAAAGGAGGATGATTATGACATTAGATATGCTTGATGTGGAAAAGACTCTGAAAGATCCGGAGTACAAGGAGTGTCTGGAACAATGTTTGGAAACAAACACGGTTATTGAGTATAAGCACGGGGCGGGGACGGGCGAATATGTCCATATCGAAGGGGTTATGCCTACGCTGTTTAACGGCGTCTGTACAATTTTAAAGGAGGTTGCAGTCAAGGAAAGGCCGGAAAGGAGGGAGGGGCTCCTGGAACTTGTCCATAAGCTGGTGCTGGAAGAACTGGCAGAAGAGGGGTATTTATGAGCAGGCGGAAGAACGGGACAAACCGTGTTGCTGCCCGGCTGGGGATCAACCCATACGGATGAGGGAATAACGGGAAGAGGAAAAGCCCCAAGGGAGCAGGGACTCCCATTGAGGGGCTTAACAAATCAATCAATGATAGGATATCAGGAAGTGGAGGGAATTGCAAGTGGAAAATAAAAGGGAAGCGATCCATGCGCTGGTAGATAAGGTGCTGGATGTACAGGAAAACACAAAGCATTACGCCGAAATCAGCATATCCAATGTGGGTCATGATGCCCATGTCTATGTGATTGAAGGCGGTTTTGATTCTGAAAAGGATTACAGCCTCCAGGAGGATTTTGATTTTGACAGATCTGCAGTTGGGGTAAGGCTGCAGCGGACGCTGGATTACCTGGATGGTTTGGCGCGTGACAGAAGGCCAAAGCCTGAGAGTAACGAAAAGGAGACGCAGGGATGAGCTGTTTCGAAATTAGCCCGGGCCGTTCTGGCTATCTCGGCATAGGCCCGGAAGAAGGGATCTTTGTCCCAGAAAACATTGCGTTTGAGTATGCCCTTGAGCGGTGCATGGAAGGCACGGCGGAGGATAAAAAAGAGTTCCGGGAAATGCTGGTGGAGTGGTTTTACTCCGGGAACTGGGTTAAGGAGGAATGATGGAAGGGAAGATTAAAATCACCTCGTCCGCAATCACAAAGGATGAGCAGCTGGATATCGCAAGGCTGCTGATAAAGGCCGGGTACACGGTCAGCATCACCAAGGGCGAGACGGTGAACAGGAAGAGCACAAGCTTTATAAATTATGGGAAGCAGGAGGGCTAGGAGATGGATGGGGCGAATTTGCCGCAGGCGAGGACAAAGCTGGGAATCACGGCTTTTTTGAATAAAGAAGATGTAAAAGAACAATTAAGGCAGGCAGTCGGGAAGAACAGCATGAGGTTTGTGTCGTCTGTTGTGTCGGCGGTCACGGTTAACCCAGGGCTTCAGGAATGCACAAACCCATCTATTCTGTCTGCCGCGCTTTTAGGGGAGTCATTAAACCTTTCCCCTTCCCCGCAGCTCGGGCAGTATTACATGGTCCCGTATGAAAACAAAAAAGGGGGAGTGAAGATCGCGCAGTTCCAGATGGGGTATAAGGGATATATCCAGCTTGCAATCCGTTCCGGCCAGTACAGGAAGATGAACGTTGTTTCCATAAAAGAGGGGGAATTAATCCGTTTCGATCCGCTTAATGAGGAAATTGAAGTGAGGCTGATTGAGGATGAAGAGGAGAGGGAAAAGGCCAAAACCGCCGGTTACTATGCCATGTTTGAGGAGATAAGCGGTTTCCGCAAGGCCATGTACTGGAGCAAGAAGAAGATGGTAGCCCATGCGGACCGGTACAGCCAGGCATTTTCCAGGGATGCAAAAAAAGTTAAAACAAAAGATTTTAAGACCGGGAAAGAGGCATGGAAGGAAAAGGTTTCGTTTGCAGACTATGAGGCGGGGAGGTTCCCCAGGGAGGATTCATGGCTGTATTCCAGCTTCTGGTATAAAGATTTTGATACGATGGCCTGCAAAACCATGATCCGGCAGTTGATCAGCAGGTGGGGGATTATGAGCATTGAATTCCAGAAGGCATTTGAGTCCGATATGTCGGCGGTGGGGCCGGATGGCGGAAAGAAATACGTCGAAAATGAGCCGGAGCCGGAAGTGTTTGATCCCTATGAGAGGGCGGCGCAGGAAGATATACCCCGGGAAGAAGCGGAAGGGCAGGCGCCGCCGGATCCGGATCCGGCGCAAGCTGACATCCCGCAGGACGGGCCGTTTGTATAAGGAGTGGCCATGGATACCAGGGAGGTTATAAAAGGTATTTTAATGGGCCTTGATGCATCGCAGAAATTAGGGGAGGAGCTGGGCGGCGTATTGTGTTCCGACGAGATCACGGCATTTTACCGGATAGAATCCCCGCTGATTGATGCGTTAATGGCAATCATCTGCCCACAGGAAAATGACTCCCGCAGCGACCGTGCGCTTGATATCTCCATGAATTATGAAATGGATGTGGGAGAACGCGCTGATATGCTGCTGGGACTCCGGGAAGAGGTTAGGGGGAATTATGCATCTGACACAGGATAATTATTATGGGCAGGCTGCTAATGAACACTATTTCAGTGTTTCGCAGTACAAGGATTTCATGAAATGCGAGGCCGCCGCCCTTGCGCGGATCCGGGGGGAATATAAACCTCCCCCCACAAGGGCCATGCTTGTAGGGAGCTTTGTGGACAGCTATTTTGAAGGGACGCTGGAGGCTTTCAAGCGTGGGAACCCGGCTGTCTTTACCCGCAGGAAAGAACTGAGAGCCGAATTCCGCAAGGCGGATGAGATTATCAGCAGGGTAAAGAAAGATCCCCTGTTTATGCAGTTTATGAGTGGGGAAAAACAGAAGATCCTCACCTTTAGGATGTTCGGCGTGCCGTGGAAAATGAAGATGGACAGCTTTTCAGAAGGGATCTGTATCACCGATTTAAAGGTGGTGGCAAACTTCCGGAACCTTCCCCTGTGGCGGTATGACCTGCAGGGGGCCGTCTACCAGAAGGGCGCTGAGATCTGCGGGTATGGGCTGCTCCCTTTTTACCTGGCGGCGGTTACAAAGGAACGGATCCCGGATCTGGACATCTTCCAGATCCCGCAGGCGACGCTTGACATGGCGCTCCGGGAGATTGAGGGGAATATGCCGCGGTTTATCGCTGTAAAGAATGGTTCGGAAAAACCGGACTGCTGCGGTGTGTGCGACTACTGTAAGAGCGTAAAGAGGGCGGGGATTAGAAATTATAATACGCTGTTGGAAGGATAACGGGACAGCTTTTCATAGATGGGAGGAAAACTTATTGAAAGAATTACAGATTGTAAATATTAAGGGGATCGACTGCTATGAGCAGGACGGGACCGTTTATTTAAGGCTGGAGGCGGTAGCCAGGGGACTTGATATCACAAAAACAGATAAAAAGAACGGGGTGGAATATAAACGGATGAACCGCCAGGGCATCCAGAAGTGGCTGTATTCTTTCGGAATTTTAAATTCCGAAAATGATGAACTGCCTGATTTCATCCCCGAAAACATCTTTTACCGCCTTGCGATGAAAGCCAGGAACGAAACCGCGGAGAAATTCCAGGCCATGGTAGCGGATGAGATCATCCCCTCCATCCGCAGGCACGGCGCATATATGACAGAGGACACGCTCCGGAAAGCCCTCAACTCCCCTGATTTCCTCATCCGGCTGGCCACAAAGCTGAAGGACGAACAGGAGCGGAACAGGGCCCTGGAGAGAAAGGTTGAAGAGCTGGAATCATCTGTCCGGACCATGGACCGGGTGATCGGGGAACTGGCCCCGAAAGCAAACTATGTTGATATTATCCTGAAAAGCAGCTCCACTGTCCTCATAACGCAGATTGCGCAGGATTATGGGATGTCGGCAAAAGCGCTGAACCGGAAGCTGGCGGAGCTGCGCATACAGCGCAGGGTGGGAAGACAGTGGATTCTTTACGCAGAGTACCAGGGCAAGGGATATGTACACAGCAAAACGATTGATATTGTCCATTCAAATGGCCGGCCGGATGTGATGATGCAGACGGAATGGACGCAGAAAGGACGGCTGTTCCTGTATGAAGAACTGAAAAAGCATGGAATTTATCCAATGATAGAGAGGGCGGCATAATGAAGCTGATTAAAATTTACACAGGCCACGTCCAGTTAAGGACGGACGACGAAGAATTCCGCGATATCCGTATCAACGATCTGTTGTCGGTATCGGACGGTGATGTGGAGCTGGTGGCATCCGTTGACTGCCTTATCAATAACGATGTGGAAGGCGGTATCGGCGGGGATGATTTCATCGCTGAACTTCCGGGGATGAAAACGCTTGAATGTAGCATTATCGGGAACGTGAGGGAAGGGAGGTTTGTAAAAGCCATTGACCGTTACCCCCCTGCCGACGTCGTGATCACACGGATTGACAACCAAAAGTTTTCTTACATGCTGGGCGGAGATTTTACAAAGGGCTTTTATATCGGTGATTATGTGGGGCATGACACCCCGGCTTTTATAGACGGGAATAAGCTCTACCAGCGCCATTCCTGTATCGTCGGGAATACCGGCTCCGGCAAGTCGGAAACGCTGGCAAAGATTCTGGAGGAGACTTCCCGCCTGCCGGGCGCGAACCTCATCCTGTTTGACATCCATGGGGAGTACGGGAAGCTCTCCTATGTGGACAATATCCGTCTGGGGCCGGATTTCCCGTTCCCGCTGTGGCTCCTCGGGTTCCAGGATGTCGTTGCCAATTTGCTCCGGGTAAAGGAGGAGTCGGCGACGGTTGTTTCATCGGCGCTGCGAAAATGCTTTAAAAGGCTGTGCCCGGATGCAAATGAAGGGAAGCCCCATTACTTTGACTTCAATGAACTGAGGGGTGAGATTGCGTCCCTGAATGATTCGGTCGTCATTACCGGCTATACCAAAGAAGGGGCCCCAAAGACCGCAAAAGGGGAGTATAACGGCAAACTGACCGGTATTTTAAACCTGATGAAGAATTTATCCTCTGATAAACGCTACTCCTTCCTTTTTGCCGGCGTCGGGCAGGAATACCTCCCTCTCCTGCTCAACCGCATGATGGGAGGCGGTAAGCCGGTTAAAAACATTGACCTCTCCGGCGTGCCGCATGATGTCGCCATCCCCATTATCGGGGCAATTACAAAGCTGGTATTTGACATCCAGCGGAGGACAGGCCCGGACTTCCGGCCCATTACGCTGGTGTGCGACGAGGCCCATGTCTACATACCGGATAATTATCAGCTCTCGGCCTCAGAAAGGCGCATGGTGGAAGTTTTTGAGGGCATAGCAAAAGAGGGGCGCAAGTTTGGGATTACACTGTTTGTGGCCTCGCAGCGCCCCTCGGAGCTCAATAAAACCATCATGGCACAGTGCGCAGGCTTTATTGTCGGGAAACTGAACAATGAGAACGACAAGTCCATGATCAAGGGCCTGCTCCCGGAGGGGAATGAAAGCGTGGTTGACAGCGCGTCCATGTTTTCCCCGGGCGATGTGCTGGTGGTCGGGGACGCCGCCCCGATCCCCTTAAAAATCCATGTGGAGCTCGCAAAGGAACGGCCGCAGTCCAGAACTATTGATTTCTGGGATGAATGGGGCAGGAGGGGACGGGCGCAGGATTACTCGGGACTGGTAGAAAAATATCTGGATGAATAGCCCTCTATGGTTAATATATCACACTGGCCATTGATGGATAAATGATGAGGCCCGGCATGGATGCGGGCCGGAAAGGAGCATATGGAACGATTATCGTTAGATGAGCTGACAGGCGGCGCGCTGCAGGAAAAATTCGGCCGCGCCATGGAAACCGTTGTCCGGAACATGCAGGATCCGAACACGCCCTGGAAAGTCAAACGGGCCATCACGATCCGGCTGACTTTCCAGCAGAACGAAGACCGCGACGACGCCACGGTGTGCGTCTCTGTGGACACGAAAACCGCCCCTGTCAAGCCGATTGAGACACGCATGGCGATCGGTACGGACCTGGGCACGGGGGACGTGTACGCAGAGGAATACGGCAGCCAGGTACGCGGGCAGATGGCATTTTCATCCAGCCCGGCAGACCCGTCCGAACTGTTAATTGACGGGAAGCCTGTGGATCCGGAGACGGGGGAGATTAAGGAAACAGAAAATGTCCTGGATTTCAGGGCGGCAAAGAAAGCATGAGGAGGAGAACAGGAATGGATATGACAAAGGATGCGTTACAGTATGTGGTTGGCCTTAAGAATGCTGAGGTTATTACTATCAATGGAGAGAATTACACGGACCGTCAGGTCAGTAGGGTGGATCGGGGGCTGCGGGCCGATCCGGTTAAGATGCATACGCTGACTGGCCTTGTTGATTACTTAAAGGCCGGGATTGATAAGACGGCGGAAAAGATGCTGGTGCAGGTGGTATCCCCTGTTTCGGTCCGTGTGATCTCCATGCTGGATGAAGACAGGAAGCGCGAGGAGCTGGCTCAGGCGACGGCCTCGGTCCCGGATTTTGATTATGGCCGTTACATAGAGCAGGAAAAATTCCTCATTTCCCTCCAGGCAAAATTCCTGCCGAATGACGACAGGGAGCTCCTCCTGAAATTTGCCGGGACGGTAAAAAATGAGTCCATCGCACAGTACGGGGATGATGGCGTCGCCCAGAAGGCGACGATTAAAACCGGCATTTCCACCGTCGGGGACGCCATCGTCCCGAACCCTGTCATTCTGCGGCCGTTCCGTACATTTACAGAGGTGACGCAGCCCGAAAGCAGTTTTGTATTCCGGATGCGCCAGGGCGACAAAGGCGGCGTTGAGTGCGCTGTGTTTGAGGCGGATGGAGGCGCCTGGCAGAATGCGGCCATGGCAAACATAAGGGACTGGCTGCGCGATTGCCTTGCGGGGATGCCGAAATATACGGTTATCGCATAAACCGCTTTTTGGGGAAGGGCTGCCCGGACGGGAGGTTACAGCCCTCCCCTCCCAGGAAAGGGGCGCTACAGTTATGTTATCACAATATGACACCGCTATATCCGCCGAATGGCGGGAGGTATGTAGCCGGGTGAAACAGGGGCTTAAAAAGCTCGGGCATGATATTCCCCTCTGCGCGCACAGCAGCGTGGATGAATTAAGGGAGATGCGGGAAAACAGGAAGGCGGCAGACAACGGATAAGGCAGGCGCAAAAGGAAGGGTTGGTGATGGGCTGTATGAATTATATAGGGGCGCTGAATGCATTTTATGAAAGGATCCAGTGCATCCGGGTTTCCGGTAACGGACAGTTGCTTTACCATACCCTTTTGATGGTAAACAACAAATCGGGCTGGTCAGAGTGGTTTTCTAGGACAAACGCAAGCATCAGCGGGCTCATGAATGTGAGTGAAAAGGCGTTTATGAACGCCAGGGAAGAGCTTAAGCAGCTTGGCCTGATTGATTTCATCCCATCCAGAAAGCGGGGGGAATGTACGAAGTACCGTATTTTGTACCCAACAGATTACAGTACAAACGACAGTACAAAAGAGGGTACAAAGGGAGGCACAAAAGAAGTACAAAGTACAGCACAAACGACAGTACAAAATACAGCACAAACGACAGTACAAAGTGCAGACATAAATAAACTAAAACTAAAAACTAAAAAGAGTATGTCTGAAGACATACCAGAAAAGCCGCCGGAACCACCAAAATACGGGGCCGGTTCCTTTGAGCTGCGCTGCGTAGACCGTCTGGCTGGTTCCCTGAAGCAGCAGTACCCCAGGGCAAAGACGCCTGAAACGGAGGCGGAGAGGGGGAAGTGGGCGGATGAGATTGGGCGCATGAAGCGGCTGGATAAGCGCAGCGAGGCGGAGATCCTGGAGGCGCTGGAGTATGCGGTGGCAGACCCGTTCTGGCAATGCAATATCCGGAACACGAAAAAGCTGCGCGAAAAGTGTGAAACGCTGATCCTCCAGGCGAGGGGGAGGAAGGGGCGGCAGGGGAAAGCCCCGCCCCCAAACCGGTTCCATAACCTGGAACCACACAGCTACGACTATGATGCGATGGTCTGGGACATGATGGGCAGGAAGGAGGCCAGAGACGGATGACGGGGATAGAAACAAGGTATCTTGCCCAGCTTAAGAACCTGCTCGCTGAATGCCGTCACATGGCGGCGTATGG